TCACACCGCCAGCCCGCCGCCAAGTGGGTTTAACGTCACCGCGTGTTGCAGGTAATCGGGGGCAAGGTGAGCATAAACCATCGTTTGCTGAATGCTCGCATGACCCAAAATCTGCTGTAACGCGATAATGTTCCCCCCGTTCATCATGAACCAGCTCGCGAACGTGTGCCGGAGCACATGCGTAGCCTGCCCGCGTGGCAAATCTGGTTTAACCTGCCTGAGCCGTTCGCAGAAGTTTTCATAATCAACTTTGAACAATGGCCCGGTGTCACTGGTCTTGATCTCCTTCTCTAGCTCTGCCGATATTGGAACCGTTCGCTTTTTCCCGTTTTTGGTTTTGAGGAACGTCACACGCCCATGGTTAACCTGCTCACCTCGCAGGGTGCTGCCTTCTCCCCAACGCGCGCCAGTGCTGAGGCATAACAGCGCCACGCGCCGATCATCGCCGGTCAGGGTATCCAGCAACTTGCTGATCTCTGATTTGGCGAGATAGGTCATGGCTGGCGGCGCTTCTTTCAGTGGTTCCAGACCCTTGCAGGGGTTTTCCTTCCTGAACTCTTCCAGTTTTATCAACGTGCTGAACATCCCGGATAAGCGGTAAATATCCCGGTTGATCGTTGCTGCGCTGATACCGTCTTCCAGCCGTTGGCCTCGGTGCTGAGCAATCATTCGCTTGTTCAGTCGGTTAACGGCTGGATCGCCCAGTGCTCTGATTGTTTTATTCAGGTGCCGCTTTTCAATCTCGCCATTTTCCTGAGTCTGTCCGTACAGCAGCCACCAGGTATCTAACAACTCGCTTAAGGTGCGGCGGTCAACGCTCGCGCCCAGCCACTCTTTTTTGTCGGCGTTGGCTAATACATAACGCTCAAAAAGAACCGCCTCTTGTTTCTTCTCAAATCGCCTGCGGATACGTTTTCCGTTACGTCCGCGCGGCCATACGTCTACTTCATATTGACCACCTTCGAGCTTCTTAATCGACATAAGAAAGCCCTCCGGCGTTTATTTCCCCATCTTGGTAACAGATAGTGAAAATGTAATGTTTATAGATGGTTAACCAGTTTGTGTCTCTGAGCGGCCTGATCCAGTTGACTCTGGCCCAATGTGTGCGAGGGCCGGTGCGATTTGACCAGCTTGAGGGGCGGTCTTATCAGTCATTAGCCAGAGCGTATATTTTGCGAAACGTGAATGCTGGGTGATCTTAAGCAAGATATCGCTACCAATGCTCTCCACTCTTCCTGTCTCGTAATACTTCTGCGTGCCAGCAGGTATTCCAGTTAATTCAAAGAATTGCTGCCTTGTTAACCCCTCTGCATCCCTGATAGCTCTGATTTTTTCACCCACGCCGCTTGACGGGGTAGGGATCTCTACCATAACATTCTCCTTAAGGGTGGTAATCTCTACCATGAGCAACCGCCAATATAAGCAGTTACAAGCCGAAATAAGCGCCTAGCGCTAATGCGGAGATTAGCACAAATGAGTGGAAGACTTGAGCAGGACAACAGAAGTGACGGAATCCATGTTGCTGAATTCCGCCGTAGTTATTTCCCAAATGGACGTTATGCGGGGACGGTTAAAACTAGTGGCTCCGCTTCGGGGACAGTGAGGCGGCAAGTTCAGCTTTAGCAATGTATTGCTGAAGGAAGGTTACGGTGTCTTTTGCTTGCTCAACGGTTAAACCAGTAAACAGCTCACCAGCTTCGGGCAGTTTTGTAGGTGTAGCTAAGTGGTAGTGGAAGCGTAAGCAAGCCAAGTCATTAGCAACGAGGTATTCAAGTTCAGCAGGAATGTAGATAGGTACTTCTTTCTGAGACATAAAAATCTCCTTTCTGGTTGTGTGGAAACACCAGAATACCACGCGCCGGGCGTGGCTAAAAATCCCGGCCTATCTTCAATGAGAGGTGAAACACTATGACAGACAAAGAGTTAGAGGGGTTCATTGAAGTGCGTCACGCTGTTGACGCGGTTCCATACCCAAAATTTGCCGAATTGATCGGTAAGAAGCCCGCCACGGTTAAGAGCATGATTGAAGACGGTAAGTTGCCGATCATCCCGTGGAAGAACCCGGAAAGCCTGGGCGCCCGCGCTGAGAACTGGATCTATATCCCTGAGTTCAACCGCGCAATGCGAGACGCCTACTACAACCGTCCGAAAGAACAGCGCGATGCTTGGTTGCTGTGGATCGGTCTTTGAGGTTAACGCGATGAGCCAGAAAACAGCCAACCACGAAAACCGGGTGCGTGAATGCAACGACATTCTGGACACCCATTTAAAAGATATGCAAACGGGCTTCATGATTCGCACCAATCGAGGCGAGTTTATGATCAGGGATAAAAAGCTGATTAAGAAAATCACCAAAGACGTGGCCCGCCATGTTGATGGCGAATTACTTAAATTGGGAATGTGAGGGGGCTTTTGTGGCTGTGCAATTAATACAGTTAAGTCGTCACTCGTATTTATATCGTGGCTTCACTATTCAGAAATGCCCGCGTAATCCTTTTACGTTTAAACACTCTTATCGTATTTCCAGTAATGGCGATTATTACGGGCGTGATTTTGCTTTAGCGGAAGCCATGCACACGGTTGATCAGATGTATAAGCAAGGGGGCAGTAATGCACGATGAAGGCCCATCACTGGCAAGCCTGCTTAAGCATGGGTGCCAGGTCACACACTTCAAGAACTCACGCGGCTGGCTGGAAACGCCGGACGGAAGATTTTTTAAGCCCGAACCGGCGAAGGTTCAATTTATCAAAGGTAAAAATAAACCTTTTATTTATACCCAAAGAATAAATAAAGGCTTCCTGCTTACTCTGGCTGAGTTATTTAAAAAGCTAATTAAGTAATTCGGTTTTAAAAAATCAACTCTGTTTTCTCCGCCCCTTTATTAAGTGGCGGCGGTTCAACTCATTCTTTTTTGGAGGAAGAGATTATGACCAGACGTGAACAATATAGTTTCATTTTGCATGTTCTTTTACCTGCTATCGAAAATGAAGGGTTAACCATTAAAACCCGCCGTGATGGTGAGTTAACCCTTTCTGCCAGTGGGTCTGTAGCAACCAATTTTATAAGCAATCTGCGCCAGCACTGCATTGAAGAATTGCAGCGCCCTTCTATTCCAGCTTCCCATTACGGAGTCCTGTAAAATGATCCGCCCGTTCATCAAATGGGCAGGGGGTAAAACCCGTGTCCTCCCTGACCTGCTGCCGCATCTTCCTAAAGCCGACTGCCTGATCGAACCGTTCGTAGGCGGCGCATCGGTATTTCTGGCGACTGAATACCGCCGCTATGTGCTGGCTGATATCAACCCGGATCTTATTAACCTGTATCGGGAAGTCACCGGTTACCCGGACTTAGTGATCGATGCGGCCCGCGAACTGTTCAACAGTAAGAACAGCCCGCAGGGATACAACGAAGTCCGCGCCGCGTTCAATAAGCAGGTGGGTACGGTCAAAAGCGGTGGGTTGCGCTATGGCGCTGAAATGGCGTGCATTATGCGCGCTGCTCAATTCCTGTATCTGAATCGCCACGGTTATAACGGCTTATGCCGATACAGCCGGAAGACTGGCTTTAACGTGCCGTTTGGCAAGTATAAGAGCGTCTACTTTCCTGAAAATGAAATCCGCCTGTTTGCCGAAAAGGCCAACGATACAAAGGCAATATTTCTTTGCGCGCCGTTCCAGCGTTCTCTACAGGTCGTCACGGGTGGCGATGTTCTCGTTTACTGCGATCCGCCTTACCTGCCTGAAAGCAAAACAGCCGATTTTACCCAATACCACACCGAACCATTCACGGAAGACAACCACCGCCAGTTAGTCCAGGCACTGCTGGAAGTTAACCGTAAGCATGGCGTGAAGGTCGTCATTTCCAACAGCGACACCGAAGCCACCCGCGCGATTTATCAGCCCTTCAAGATGCACAAAATCAGCGTGCAACGTTCCGTCAGCACTGACAAAGACAACCGACAGAAGGCCAAAGAAGTGATCGGCGTGCTGCCTGTCTGCGACTGCTGCGGGCGTTACGGCGGCGGTTGCCCTGATTGTGGCGCCGTGATGGGTGATGCGACTTACAACGCGATGGTTGCGGCGGGCACGTTTGACGATCTGGAGGCTTTTTAATGGCAAAAATCTATATCGCTGGCCCGATGAGCGGTTTGCCTGGATTCAATCGGCAGGCTTTTAACCGTGCAGCTGGGCACGTAGTGCGACGCGGAAACGTTGCCCTTAATCCGGCGATTTTGCCGGACGGATTAGAGCAGGCGGAATACATGGATATTTGCTTCGCCATGTTGCGTTGTGCTGACGGGATCTTCTTGCTGGATGGCTGGCAGCAGTCTGCCGGAGCTAAGGCAGAGCACGCGCTTGCTGAAAAGCTGGGTTTAGAAATTCAGTACCAAGTAATCGATCGGTGTAGCCGAAAGGCGGAGGGGCAGCAGTGACCGCCTACTACAACGAAATCGACCCCTTCGCCGCGCAATACCTGCGCAACCTCATTGATGCCGGGCTTATCGCTTCCGGCGTTGTTGATACTCGTTCCGTTGAGGATGTAACCCCAAATGACATTAAAGGATTCTCTCAAGTCCACCTGTTTGCAGGTTTTGGAGGCTGGCCCCGGGCTTTGCGCGTTGCAGGATGGCCGGACGACCGCCCAGTATGGACAGCAAGTTGCCCATGCCAACCTTTCAGCCAGGCAGGCGAAGGAAAACAATTTGATGATGAGCGGCACCTATGGCCCGCCGTTCATTGGCTTGCAGGCCAGCAACGCCCTGTCGTTATATTTGGCGAACAGTCTTCAAGCAAAGATGCAGAAGTCTGGATCGACCTTGTACAAACTGACATGGAAAGTTTGGGCTATGCCTTCGGGGCGTCGGCGTTTCCGTCTGCGGGCGTCGGTGCGCCGCACATCCGGGAGCGTACTTACTGGCTGGCTGACTCCAACCGCGAGCAATACGAAGAACGCTTATCAGGATGCCGAGAAGGTGATCGCCAGGAAGCTGGCTGGTCGGCAGTCGAACTTACAGGACTTTGCTTGTCTTGCGGGCTGGCCCACCCCTGCGGCGAGGGATGGAAAGGGCGGGTATCAGGGGGGAAGGATGCGGCACGGGAAGCTGTCAACGGATACGCTGGATGTGACAGCGCAGATAGCAGGCCCGGCCCGGTTAACGGATTCTGGGGATCTGCTGACTGGCTCTTTTGCAGAGATGGAAAGTGGAGGCCAGTTAAACCCGGCCTTAAGCCTCTGGTTGATGGGGTTCCCTCCAGAGTGGGAAAACTACGCGCCAGCGGAAACGCCGTAAATATCTATGCAGCCGCTACTTTCTTAAAAGCCTACATGGAGATCGCGCAATGACCACGGCAACCCGTGGCCGTCGTGCCCCTTCTCCACCTCCACCGTATCCGGGTAGCACTGATAATGCTACCCCTTACGCTTATGGGGGGAACAAACCATACCAGCCGATTGGCGTTGATGTAGCGCCGGGGCTGGATGGTTTCGACTATCTCACGCTGGACGGCACCCGCAAGCATATTGCGTTCAGTGAACTGGTAGCGGAGGACGAAAAGCCGGAGCGCAGCAAGCTGCTGCGTCGCCGTCTGGCTTCCCTTCCGCAGTATATCCGCCGCTACTTTGCCGCGAAGCTGGATGCACTGGACGTGAAAGACCGCAAAGCGGCAGATCACTGGCTGGTTAATACCTTTGAGCGCCACGTATTAACACGTATTGATAGCGTGAACAGTGTTTACCAGCCTGACACTGTGATGCCTGGCATTCTGCTGCCAATCCGCGATCAGCTTTTCCGTATGCTTTGGGCAGGGAAAAAAGAGTTAAAAAGACTGGCTTATACGCTTGCCGATATCTTTACGAGCGAGTTTATACGCGAGTCCGATCACCAGTTGGCGCGCACCGGCGATCCTGAGTTCGCGGCGCTTTCTGGCTATGGCCGTATTGCGTCGCTGGCGGTGCATCTAAAAACGCCGATCCCAGGTTGGACAGCATATTGCAATGAAGAACTTGAAGCGGAGGACGCGTTACGCGCGGTTCTCCGTCTTGAGTCACCGCAATGGTGGTTAAACCGCCTGCGCCGTATCCATGCCCGGTGGCGTGAGCACTTGATGATCGCGGCGGGATACGTCCAGAAAAAATCTTCCCCATACAGTAGCGCCCCGTGCCTTACGGAATGGCTGGCCCAGAAAAAGGCTAACCGTGAATACCTTAAGGCTATGGAGCTGGAAGACCAGGACACGGGCGAGCGCATTTCACTGATCGATAAAGTCGCCGGTAGTGTTGCCAATCCGGCCAACCGTCGCCGCGAACTCATGACGAGAATGCGCGGATTTGAAGATCTGGCGAAGCTGGAAGGGCTGGCCGGTGACTTCTACACGCTGACAGCACCTTCCCGTTACCACTCCATGCAGCATAACGGGCGCCGCAATAATAAATACTGTGGCGCGTCGCCGCGCGAGACGCAGCAATATCTTTGCAAAGTCTGGGCGAGAACCCGCGCAGCGTGGAAGAGAAAAGGGATCCGCGTCTTTGGTTTCCGCGTGGTCGAACCGCACCACGATGCAACGCCACACTGGCATTTACTTCTTTTTATGCGCCCGGAATGCGTCGAGCAGGCGCGCGAAATCTTCCGTAAATATGCCCTGAAAGAAGACGGCAACGAACCGGGAGCGCAGGAAAACCGCTTTCAGGTTGTGCCGATCGACGATGCCCACGGCAGCGCAACCGGCTACATAGCGAAATACATTTCGAAGAATATCGACGGCTTCGCGCTGGATGGTGAGAAGGACGACGAAACCGGGGAAGACCTGAAAGAAATGTCACTCCGCGTTAGCGCGTGGGCATCGCGCTGGGCTATTCGCCAGTTTCAGCAGATCGGCGGTGCGCCGGTCACGGTATATCGCGAACTTCGCCGCTTGGGCGATCGCGAACTGGTGTTACACCCTGAACTGGAAACCGCCCGGCAGGCCGCTAACGGTGGCGAATGGGATAACTACGTATTAGCCCAGGGTGGCCCGTTGGTTGAGCGCGATAAGCTGCGCATCCGTCTGAACTATGAAATCACTGAAAATGGCAACGCCTACGGCGATAACGTCCAGCGAATCACTGGTATTTACTGCCCGATCACGGGCAATGACTCTTTGATCTTCACCCGCACCACTCAATACAAAATCGTGCCGAAGCGCCAGAGCGCTGACGGTGTGGCCGTTGACGTTGGTTTTTCAGGCGGCAGCGCCGCCCCTCGGAGTTCTGTCAATAACTGTACGCGGGATCCCGCGGCAGGTGCTGACGGTATTGAACATGCCGCCAGCGAAGCTGCAGAACAGTCGGAAATGACTGTGTCAGCTGAGGGCGTGACGGTGAATTTTGATGCGCTTTCCCGGCAGGAAAAGAGGGAACTGGCGCAGCGGCTTAGTGACGATGTGCGGAGTAAACGCAAAAAGCGGCCACCGGAACGGGAAGAGGGGGCCGGTCTATCAGTCAAAGAGCAGCAGATCAGTGAACTGCTGGCGCTGCGTGGGGTTGATGCCAGCGCCGGAATGGTCAGATCGGTGATGGCCGGTGCGTCAGTGGCGTGCGGTGATCTCATTATGACCGTACAGGACGGGCGGCTGGTATCGCGCAACCGCGCCGCGTCCGGGCTGGACAAACTACCGTCGCAGGTGATGGCGGCGAAGAAAAAGACAAGCGACCTGGTGAACAGGATGAAGATTGCGTTTTCGGGGCGGAAGTAGGGTGCTGATCGGCATGGTCAGCTTTGACGGTGCGGTACCGGATTCCGGCAAATACCGCCATTTCCGGCAGTGTTGGCCATACATCGAGAACCGTCATTTTTAACAGTGCTGCAGGTTGTTAAAAATGACGGTGCCAGCTGAGGACGAAAGAGAATGAGCTATCTGGGAAGTAAAGCGGCGAGTGGGGTTTATCAGAAGATTATTGCTGAAATGCCCCCGCATGATACCTACATTGAAACGCACCTGGGTGGCGGTGCTATCATGTTGCGCAAGCCACCGGCTAGGCACAATATCGGCATTGATAAGGATGAGGAAGCGCTGACGAATTTCATGGAGCGTGAGGGGTACGGGCAAACCCCAAACCTTCAACTGGTAAACCGTGATGCAGTGGAGGTTCTGGAACAGCTTTTTCTCTACCCACCCGCCGCAGGCAACCGTGTATTGCTGTACGTGGATCCTCCGTACCTTCATGAAACCAGAACCGGCAACGCACGTTACCGCTGTGAGTACCAGGTCGCAGACCATGTGCGCCTGCTAACCTGTCTGAAATCCCTACCACCCGAGATCCGGAGCATACTGTCAGGCTACCCACCGCAGCTTTATGACGAACGGTTAACAGACTGGCGCAGCAAAGAATTTCAGGCCATGACGCGCGGCGGCGTGCGAACAGAAAAAATCTGGATGAACTAACCGGAAGGGCGCGCGTATTCGCACGCGTTTGCCGGAAAGGATTATAACGATCGGCACCGTATTAAGCGGAAAGTTGAGCGTTGGCGAGCGAAATATGCAGCGCTTCCACCTGCTGAAAGGCTGGCGATCATGGTGGCGCTTAACGAGGTAGACGCAGGGCAGTAAAAAAGCCGCCTGGCTGGCGGCTTCTTCAATAGCGATAGTTACTTATTCTTCTTAAGCGGTTTGGCTTTCCACCGCTTAACCAACCATTCAAACTCTTGATAGGTTGTCTCTGATTTGATGTGTTCTCTGATGGCTTTGATCAGCGGTTCGGCAATATCGTAGGTTTCTATCACGGTGGTATATGAAGTCCGCTTGATCATCTGCTCGTTATAAATACCTTCGCGGATGCTTACGGCAACCCTTTCGTAAAAGTTCAGGATGTACTGAAACTTGCGGCGTTCATTCATTTCATCTTCCGTGATTGCACCACCTTCGCAAGGGAAAACATAAGAGCGGAAAGATTTTCCTGAGCGATGCACCTGCTTCAGGACGTGAAGCGATTCTATGTAATGCGTATCTTGGCGACTTTCAAACAAAAAGTTCGCAGTCTGAGTTTTCTTCGCAGTGCGTACGTTATAGATGATCGTCACGATGGCGACGATAACGCCGAGCAAGACAATCGCGTTACTGATTATGGTGATAGTGTTTGCGTCGATAGTCATTAGATTTCATCCATAAAAAAGGCGGGGTAGGTTCCCCGCCTCGTAGAGGTCAATGCGGCTTAGAAGCCGTCAAATTCATCAAAGCGCTGGGTCATTGTGTACCTCCTTCAGATTCAATTCGGGGTTCACAAAATAGTGAACTATTGATTCAAAATTACCCCAAAGGTAATCCGAAGTCAATCTGATGGGGATTTTCAGACTGCACAATAGTGCACAAATTTGCACAATTTTTTTGTACGCCTTTTTCCCCTTTCAGCTAGCATGGCGGTTGGATCCGTCAAGGATCCGTGCGTGCACAAAAAACGCGTATTTTCTGCGCGCAGGTGACGGGGGAACAGCCCGCGTTTCAGGGGGTAAATAGCATTCCCTGAACGATGTCGCAGCGACACAACAGAATGGCTGTATTTCTCACGCGGAGCATGAAAAAGATGTGAGGGCTTTTGATTTGATGGGGTGACAGATAAGGCCGTCAAAATCGCACTGAGGCGGCGAGAACATGCAGTCACGAGGTGGGATTGCGTAAGAGCCTGACCGTCGATGATGGCGATAAGCTGGAAGGCGTCGAGAGATTATCTGGTTGATACAGGAGCTGGAGAGTCGGGGCATAAATTTTTTATGCCCCGGCGAAGGAGCAGACAAGCGAAGCGCGTCAGGATGTGGGCTAGGTGTCTAACAGTGCGTAAGGGTTAAAGCGGATCACCTCTTCGCCAAGCCAGTCATTGATGTGCTTCATGGCCTCCATGACGGGCATCAGCTCGTTAATTGCGTAAACCCGCGCGGCCTTCTCCACATCACCAAACGCACTTTTTTCGCCCGGCATCGCCCCCATCAGTTGCGGCGGAACGCGGTGCGCAGCCAGCACATCATCACGGGATGCCGCCTTAACATTCATGAACTCATCCTTTGCGGTGATCTGCTGGAACGGCAAAATTTGCACACCTTCTTTGCCCCCGTTAGGCGCATGAATGAGCACGTTTTTAAATGCACCACCACCACGCGCGCCCTGTAGCGTTTCTTTCAGGGAGTCCATGCTTTCGCGGTTTACCTGCGCTGCACCGATGTAGATGATGCACCCGGCGTGGGACCCGTTGTCGTAATACAGTTTTCTGAACATGTCCGCCGAATGAGACAGGCTGGCCGAGAGTAATGCGCCGAGATATTCCGGCATGCCGTAGATTTCCTGGTTAATGTCAGGATTCATCAGGTGGCACACTTTGCCAGGGCGAAACTGAAACGCATCCTTGCCATCCTGCACATACCACCATGATTCAAGATCGCTTCCGCGTCGCATGTATTTCGCCAGGGCGTGCCGTAATTTAAGCGGTTCGCCGAGCATATTGCTTCGAAGCTCAAGGAATGCGTTACCGAACACAAACCAGTCCAGCGCCAGCGCCGAGAAATCCTGCCGGGAAAGCAGCGGGTGCGGAATATGGCAACCGAGCAATACATTGCGCTTAAAGTAAAGCGCAGACTGATGCCAGGACGTTTGCCGGGCAGCTCTTGCCAGACCGTACCAGTCAACCGGGGTTTCATACCACCGCCCGTTATCAGCACAGTACATATTATCCAGCAGGTCATGCCCGGTCAGGCGATAAGGACCATCAAATGTGAATGCACTGAGCGACGATTCTTTCCTGAGCGCATCAGCGAGATCAATGCGTGAACTCATGCGCACTTTTTTATTTTTTCTGCTCATCAGAACTCCATAACCGTGAAACGCTCGTTTTCTCCTTCGCCGCCAATTGGTTCGTTAATGACAGCAAGCATGGTTGCCCACGCAAGGTCGCCGTGACTGATCCCCCTCGCGCGGTCCGTTTCGTAAGTGATAAAGCCGCCCGGTGTTTTCACCTTACGCACAGCGTTAAAGGCCGCGACCAGCTCGCGTTCGGCGCGATCGTATTCCCACCGCCCGGCACGCATTATTTGCAGCATTTTCAGTACCAGCGACCGTTTTGATGACAGCGTGAAGGTGTACGGAATAGCAGCAGGGAAAAACCGTTTCACTATCTGATAAACAGCCTCCCCGTTCCCGCCCGTCACATCAATGCCGATGTGTTCCACGTTGTAGCGATACGTGAACTCTTCAATGACTCTGGCCTGTTCTTCAAACTCCAGCCCCTGAACGCGTCGCGTCTCCACCGTTCGAAAACGGCCACCAGGAACAGCCGGAGGAACCACCACGGACACAGCGCCGCTGTCGCCGTTGCCACTGCTGCCGTTTGCGTCATACCCAATCCATACCGGACGATTCCCCATCGGGCGGGGAGCAAAAGGTTTCCAGTCTTTCCAGTCGTCGTATCCGTCAACACCGCAGCCAATCAGGATATTCAGGTTAAATGCCGATTCCCCTTCGCGGACAAACTCACACATATAGAGATTGAGGAACTCGTCTTCGGTGTTTTCATCACGAATTTCGTCAATATCGGTGTGTTTCCAGCCGTGATTAACCACATCTTCCAGCGTGACAATTTGCCGCCACGTCCGGTCAGGGCAGATAAGCCCGTTATGCAGCGTTTTCCAGTCCACAGAAAAACGCTGGCGTTTATGCGTGGCCTTTTTCTCGTTCCAGCGGTCGCCGTTCCAGTAGGCGTATGCCTCGTGCGTTTCGGTGGATGGCGTGGAGAAGTAGGTGCGCCGCAGTCCGCTGAGGGTTGCCATAGCGCCAGCCACTTTGCGCAGTTCAGCAAAGCGACTGACCCAGAAAAATTCATCAAAATAAAAATTGCCCGTATAGGACTGTGCCGACGCAGCAGAAGTGCCGAGAAAATGCAGCTCTGCGCCGTTGGAGAGGATGATTTTATCGCCCCCTTTCAGCTCCACATCAACTTCAGCCGCGGCCTTCTGAATAATGCTTTTAAACTGGAACGCCTGACGACGCGACGCAGACAAAAAAATCTGGTTACGCTGGTAAGGTTGCGCCACATCGTCACGCAGCGCCATCAGCAGAGCTTCCTGTGCAAAATACCAGGTCGCCCCAATCTGTCGGGATTTCAGGATCATCCTGTTACGTATCCCGGCTTCCCTGCAAAGGGTCAGGGAGTCAAACCAGCCCCGCTGATGCCACTCCAGCCTGCTGATGATTTTTTCCCGCAGTGCGGCAATCTGTTCCGGCGTGAAATGATTTTTGAGTTTTTTCGCCCGGCCTTTCTTTCCTGCGGTCATCACATCCGGCTGGCCATCATGCAGCTTTTTAAGCTGCCGGGTCAGCAGGTCTATTTCCTTAAAGTCACCGCCTGTTTTATTCTGTTTTTCAGTAAGCTGGATGAGGCGCGCATCGATGGACTGCGTGACACGCTGCACGGGTGGTGTTTCATCCCACTGGTCGCGTTTTTTCCACGCATAAATCGTGTTCGGGTTTATTCCCATCAGACGTGATATTTCTGCGGGCGGATACCCCTGCCAGTAAAGTTGCCGCGCACGCTGGCGCACAAAAGCGTCCTGAATCATTGCTCCCCCTGAGTAATTACAGGAAGATTACCCGCGCGCGAAACCGTTCTCCTTAACCCCCTGTTCTGGCCGTTTTCTTACAACAAAAGCCCTTTGTATCAGCCTGTTACGCTTTGCCATCATGACTGAAGAACCAGTCAGAGGGGCAAAAAACTATGGCTAATGAAAAAAAGACATCCCGCAAAAAGTTTCGCGTGGCTGTCTCCGGATCAACTGTTGATGGCCGTGAAATCAGTCCGGTGCATCTGCGTGAAGCCGCCGAGAACTTCAACCCGGATGTTTACGCTGCCCGCGTGAACGTTGAGCACTATCTCTCGCCATGCCCGTCAAGCGAATTTTCCGCAATGGGCGATGTCACCGCACTGAGTACGGAAGACATTACGGAAGGTCCGCTGGCCGGACGTACTGCGCTGTATGCAGAAATCGAACCGACCGAGCGCATGAAGCAGCTTGTCGCGGACGGCAAGAAAATCTATTCCAGTATCGAACTGCACCCGCAGTTCTCCGTTAACGGGCGCGCCTATCTGGTCGGGCTGGCGATGACCGACACCCCGGCAAGCCTGGGCACTGAGCGCCTGAAATTTACGGCACAGCAACGTCAGGCGGTAATGACGTTCAACAGTGTCCAGGGTGAAGCACCGCTTATCTCCGAAGCCATCGAGTCTGAAATCATCGAAATGGCAGAACAACGCCAGGAAGAAGGCACCCAGTGGTTTAACCGCGTAATGGGGATTATTGGTCGTGGCCGCAAAGCGGATGACGCCAGTTTCTCCCGTATTCAGGAAGCGCTGGAAGGCGTCGCAACGTCACAGGCCGACATTATCGACCGTTTTAATGTGCTGGAAACCCGCCATCAGCAGGACCGCCAGAAAATCACGTCACTGACCACAGAGCTGACAGCACTGAAGGAAAAACTGCGCACGCAGGACGGCGATCCGCAGAACCGCTTCACCGCAACGGGCGCAGCCTCCGACCAGCTGGCTGACTTCTGATAAGACAAAGGAGCAAATTTTTTATGAATCTGGTGATGTCAGATATTACCCGCAACAAGCTGGGTTGCTATATGGCGCAGCAGGCGTCGCTTAACAATATCCCGGTTTCTGCACTGGTATCGCGATTTACCGTGGAACCCGCGGTGCAGCAGCGTTTTGAAAACGCCTCAAAGGAAAGTACCGAATTTACGAAAAGAATTAACGTGATCGGCGTGACCGACCAGAAAGGCGAAAAAATCCTCCTGGATACCACAGGACCGATTGCGCGCACGAATACCAGTTATGACGGAACAAAACGCCGTAACCCGAATAACGTGGTTGATCTGAAAAACCGCAAATACCAGTGCGAACAGGTGAACTACGACACGTTTATTTCGTATCCGCAGCTTGATGCCTGGTCGGCACACCCTGATTTTCAGTCCCGCATCAGCGTACAGATTGCCCGACAGGTGGCGCTTGACCGCATCATGATCGGTTTCAACGGCACGTCTCACGCGGATGAGTCCAACTTCAGCACCAACAAGCTGCTTCAGGACGTTAACGTGGGCTGGCTGGAGCACATCAGAACCGACGCCAGCGAACGCGTTATGAATGACGTGACGCTGACCTCCCGCAACATGGACAACACCGTGGCGCACGCGGGTAAGTATGCGAACGCTGATGCACTGGTACAGGACGCGCGTTCATCCCTGCTGGATGAATGGCACAAGGAAGCTGACGACCTCGTGGTGATTATGGGGCGCAACCTGTTTAACTCGCTGCGTCTGCCCGTGCTGAACAGCATCAGCGGCCAGAATCCCAATGCGGAATTACTCGCCGGGCAGCTCATCCTGTCATCGCGCACCATTGGCGGGCTGGGCGTGTTCCTTGCGCCGTTCTTCCCGGATGCAACGATGCTGATCACCTCGTTCAACAACCTGTCGATTTACTGGCAGAAAGGTTCAATGCGTCGTCTGATGAAAGACGAACCGGAATACAACCGTATCGCCACCTACCAGTCCATCAATGACGCTTATGTCGTTGAAGACTATGGCAAGTGCGCGATGGTCACTGGCCTGAAATTCGCCGACAGCTAATCAACTCACGGCGGGCATCATGCCCGCCTGTAACGGAGAGAAAAAATGATTACTCCTGCACAGCAACACTGGCAGAACGTGATGGCACAGCGCGCAGGCCGGGCGAATGAAGGCGTGGACCACGCCGCGCGTACCGCGCATGAAGAGGTGCTGTATCGTCTGCGTCTGGCACAGGCCCGGCTTAAGGGCGTACAGGCCAGAAGCGCGAAAGCCGCCATCAAAAAAGAGTTGTTGCCGGACTTTTCCGGCTGGATTGAGGGAACGCTGGAGGCTGACGGTGGGCAGCAGGACGAAGTGATTGCCACGCTGATGGTGTGGGCGATTGACTGCGGCGATCTTCCGCTGGCGTTGCGTATTGGTGCGTATGTGGTCCGTCATAACCTCATTATGCCGGATAACTTTGGCCGTACTGCTGCCACAGTGCTGACCGAAGAAATCTGCAACCCGGTACTGACGCAGGCCGGGACGGATGCCGACGCGGATTTGTCCGCCTTTATCGAACCACTGGACACCCTCCGGGAGATTGTCACCGACCAGGACATGCCGGACGAAGTGCGCGCCAAATTATGCAAGGCGTGCGCCTTTGCCCGCCGTGGCCTGACCGATGCAGACAACATGGCCTTATCACTGAAGCTGCTGCGCGAAGCGATGCACCTGAACCCGAACGCAGGTGTGAAACGCGAGATTGCAACCCTTTCCCGCGCTCTGAAAAAAGCCGATTCCGCAGCCGCACCAGAAGACGCCAGCGCACAGCAGGCGCAGGACGAAAGCAGCAAAAGTAAAAAGACAACGCGGAAGCCTGCAACACGAAAAACCACCGCGACGCAGAAGGCGAAGCGCAGTTAACGACTGACCCCGTCAGCGGGCGGCGTGCGCGGTGTTCCGGTTTGACTCCGTGACCGTTTACACCGCGCACCCACCGCCCGATTTTTTTCAGGAGTGAACCCCATGAGTATGGTTGCCAGAACTGAACCCGGACCCGCAGAGGACGACATCACCGATACCGATGATGGCGACACTCGCATTTCTGCGGGTGCATTCTGGCCGGATATTGTGCTGCGAGAGCTGCGTCTGGCGGTACGACTGCCGGGCCGCGTGACCACCTCCCGCCTGCTGCACACCGCCACCGGGGCCGTGGCCCACGTTACCCGCGAGCTGGAAGCGTGGCAGCAGGAACAGCAGGCGGCTGGCCATCAGACGCTGGCCGATGTTCCGGCACCAGTAATTAACGGAGAAAGCGTCAATCTCTGGCACTGGCGTAATGCTGTTTATACCGCCACACGCGCCCTGATTCTGGAGCGTTACCGCGATGCGGACACAACGGATAAGGGCGAGCGCCGGGCAGATGCACTGGATGCACAGGCCGCGGACCTGTGGCGCGATGTGAGCTGGGCCATCTCTGACATTCTGGGGCGACCGCGAATGTTTGCGGAGCTGTGCTGATGAAAGTGAAGGCACTGGAAAGCGACACCGTGGATTCGCTCTGTTTCCGGTACTACGGCACGACGCAGGGCGTCACCGAAAAGGTGCTGGATGCCAACCCCGGACTCTGTCAGCAGGTATTTCTGGACGCCGGGCAGGAAGTGGAGATGCCGGAGCCGGAGAAGAAGAAACGAGAAATGATTCAGTTGTGGGGGGAGTAGCAGTGAGCACCATTCAAACAGGGATCACAGAGCAGGTTATTGCGTGGCTCTTTGACCACCTGCCAACGGTGTATGCAGCAGGCGCGGCGGTCAGCATTTCCGCGCTGATGAGTCTTTATGACGGACGAACACTGGTTCAGACCGTAACGGGATCGCTGGCGTGCGGCGTTCTTGCCATGGCCGTGGCCGGGTCGTTGCGCTTCTTCGGAGTTCCTGAGGATGCCGTGACGTTTTTCGGCGCATCTATCGGTTTTATGGGCGCAGAAAAAGCACGCGACAAGATCATTGCCGCCTTTAACCGCATAACCCAAAAGGGAGATGAATAAGCCGCAGGCTTAAAGCCGGTAATCACCATAAAAATCATTCACAGAGGTGACGAAATGAAATCGAAAGACGAAATTTTTGATGCCGTTCTTGGCAAAGAAGGCGGCTACGTCAATCACCCGGATGACAGAGGCGGTCCGACAAAATGGGGCATCACTGAAAAGGTGGCACGGGCGCACGGATACCGTGGCGATATGCGTGATTTAACGCGCGGACAGGCACTGGAAATCCTTGAAGCTGATTACTGGTACGGACCGCGTTTTGATCAGATAGCGAAGCTGTCCCCGGATATTGCCGCAGAACTATGTGACACCGGAGTAAATATGGGGCCGTCTGTGGCAACCAGAATGCTTCAGCGCTGGCTGAACGTATTCAATCAGGGCGGGAAACTGTATCCCGATATGGGCACGGACGGACGCACTGGCCCACGCACGATTAACGCATTGCGTACATATCTGGAAAAACGCGGTCGGGACGGCGAGATGGTGATGTTAACAGCACTGAACTGTACACAGGGTGAACGCTATCTGGAGCTGGCGGAAAAACGCGAAGCCAACGAGTTGTTTGTCTACGGCTGGATAAAGGAACGCGTGGCAGCATGAGGTTATGGACTTCTCTGGGCGTCGCTTTTCTTCTGATTGCCGCATGGGGAACATCCATGCGTCTGTCGTGGTCGCTGGGCCGGGAGAACGCCAGAAACGAAGCGCAGGCCAGCACCCTGAAAAGTACCGTCGACACCCTGAACATCATCAGCGCCGAGGTACAGGATATGCAGCAGGTGCTGGCACAACTCCGCGCGGAAAATCAGCAACGCAGTCAGGACGGAGAGGCCAGACGTGAACAGCTACGCAACGATATTGCAAAAGATGAATGCGCCCACGCTTTGCCTGACGCTCGTTTTACTGACAAGTTGCGCAGGCACGCAGAACGCGCCACTGCCAGCGCCGTCAGTCCGGCTTATACCGCAAACGCTGACCATGCCGGTAACACCGCCCACCTTCCCTGACCCTCCCACATGGGGAAACCTCGGAATATGGGGCGACCGCCTTCTGGATGCACTGGAAACCTGTAACGCAGATAAACGGGCCATTGAATTACTGGAACAGCGCAGGCTGCAACGACTGAACAACGAGGACAACAACCATGCTGAAAACTGATTCCCTGCGTGAAGCCATGACCCGTTCATGCCGATGGTGTCAGGCCAACCCGGAAAAATTCACCATTTTCGTGGAGAGCGGCAACATTGAAACGACCGGAGAAACTCCCTCGTTTGTTTACCGCTATCAGATGGTGATGTTTGTCATGGATTACGCCGGGGAGCTGGACGACCTCACGCTGCCGCTGCTGGCGTGGTTATCCGAAAATCAGCCACAGTTGTTACTCAATCCGGAGCGTAATCAGGACATCAAATTCTCCGCCGTTATCAATGACGATGACAGCGCCGATCTCCTGTTTACGCTCCCACTGCGGGAACGCGTTCGCATCACGCGCAGCAGTCAGGGCACGCCGCAGGCTGAACACCTGCCGGAGCCAAAACCCCGCCTGCCATCTTCCGAAGGCGACTGGTCGCATCTGTTCCAGGATGTAACGTGGAGTGAAAGCGATGGATAAGGCATTCACCCGCGTTGATGAAACCTTTGAGGCTATCCGCGACAGCCTGAATCAGCAGGCCATCAATAGCATCGCCAGAAAGCTGGCACAGGATTTACGCCGCGCGCAGCAGGCGCGTATCCGGTTACAGAAAGCGCCGGACGGGACCGCGTGGGCTCCACGCAGACGCCGCGTTACCCGGATACAGGAGCGCATTCGCTTTATCTGGAATAACGAAACCAGAACGCTGAAAAACTGGCATCACGACACGGGGAAATACGGGCGAACCATTACCGGGTGGGATGAGGATAAAAACAACATCCGCACGTTTTACCGGGATGACATCGACCGCTTTCTGGAAATACGCACCCGGCGTATCAACCAGGACAGCACAAAGCGCGCCCCCATGTTCGTAAAACTGCGCACCGCCCGTTACCTGAAAGCCCGTGCAGATGCTTCCGGTGTGACGGTGGGTTACAGCAGCGTGGCCGCACGCATTGCACGCGTTCATCAGTTCGGTGAGCGCGATCAGGTTGCGCCGGGCATTTTCACCGATTACCCGGTACGTGAGCTGCTGGGTATCAGTCAGGCAGATGAGCGCCTGATTTATAACACGGTGCTGGGCCGGATTGCGGAGGCTGTACGGTGAGCGCAGAACTCATGCGACTGCTGAGTAACATCATCCGCACCGGGATCATCTCTGAAGTTGATGAGGAATCCTGGTGCGTTCGCGTTCGCAGCGGCGAACTGGAAACAGGCTGGCTGCGCTGGAACACCACGCGCGCGGGAGACTTCAACGTGTGGCTTCCGCCATCACCAGGCGAACAGGTGGCCATTGCCTGCATCGGCGGTAATCCGGAAACCGCCATGATAATTGGCAGCCTCTGGAGTGATGCCATTCCGGCACCCGGCAAAAGCCTGAAAGAAATCGTGGTCAGCGCGCCGGATGGCGCGGTGTTCCGCTACGACGCGGACGCAGGCGCACTGAGCGCCAGCGGCATGAAAACAGCCACCCTGCAGGCATCCGTCAGCGTGACACTGGATACGCCTGTCGTGGAATGCACAGACCTTCTGAGAACAGCGACGCTTGACGTCACAAAAGGGGGAACGATGAGCGGCAATATCACGCACAGCGGCGGCGACTTCACCTCAAACGGCATCACTGTGCATACGCATAAACACGGTGGCGTTAAAGGTGGCAGCGATTCGACAGGAGGCCCGCAGTGACAACCCGCTACACAGGAATGAACCCGGACGGGACGGGAAACCTGAACGATATGGAGCACCTGAAACAGTCAGTCAGGGACATCCTGACCACTCCGCTGGCAAGCCGGGTTATGCGACGGGAATATGGCAGTCTTGTGCCTGATTTAATTGACGAACCCATGAATAACACCACGCGTCTGCAATGCATGAGTGCTGCCGTGATTGCGCTGACACGATGGGAGCCACGCATTGCCCTGGACGCTATCGACGTTGTCTGGAAAGCAGGAGGCCGTGCCGGGGTGACGCTGTCGGGCACTGTCATGCAGACCATGCAGAATGTTGAATTAACCATCGCGCTGAGGGAGTAAATCATGCCTGCCGTTGATCTTTCCCAGTTACCGGAACCCGCCATCATCGCGGAGCCTGATTTTGAGGCAATTCTGGCTGACACAAAGGCCATGATGATTGCGGCTTATCCCGCTGAACAGCGTGAAGCCGTCTCCGCCGCGCTGGAGCTGGAATCGGAACCCCTGAACATTATCGCTCAGACAACAGCGTTTCGTGAAATGCTGTTACGCCAGCGGGTTAATGAGGCCGCACGCGCCTGTATGTTAAGCCACAGTTCAGGAACAGACCTGGACAACCTCGCTGGCAATATGAACACAAAGCGCCTGACCATCACTCCGGCAACGGATACCACCGGCGCAGTGATGGAGAGCGACACCTCGCTAAGGTTGCGGGCGCAGCGGGCGTATGACGGCCTGAGTGTTGCTGGTCCGTCAGGCGCATACGAGTATTTTGCCCGCAGTGCGAGCGGTCTGGTACGTGATGCGCGCGCCATCAGTCCGTCTCCGGCAAATGTGACGGTTTCCATTCTGTCCACTGAAGGTGACGGCACAGCAACGGGGGCGTTGCTTGATACCGTTCGCGCCGTTCTGAATGCAGAGGATACCCGCCCGGTGGCCGACCGTCTGACCGTACAGAGTGCCAGAATCGTGACATGGCGGCTGAATGCAAAACTGTACTTTTACCCCGGCCCGGAATCCGAACCTATTCTGGCCGCGGCGGAATCGTCGTTCAGGAAGTGGCTGGCCGAGCAGGGACTTATCGGTCAGGACGTGGCGCTGTCAGCCATTGCTGCCGCACTGCATGTTCACGGTGTACAACGCGTGGAGATAATCGAACCCACACAGAATATGGCTATCAGCGACATACAGGCGGCGCGTTGTGAGTCATTCACCATCAGCGAAGGTGGGCGCAATGAGTAATTCGCTGTTACCGCCATCAACCAGCAATTTCATGCGTTGTGCCGAAGCCGTCGGAACGCGCATTACAGACATTCCGGTAGACCTCAACACGCTGTGGTCGCCGGACACCTGCCCGGTGCATCTGCTGCCTTATCTCGCCTGGGCGTTTTCCGTTGACCGCTGGGATCGCAACTGGCCGGAAGAGATAAAGCGGCAGGTGATTCGTGATGCATGGCTGATACACCGACACAAGGGAACCATCAGCGCACTGCGCCGGGCCATTGAGCCGCTGGGATACCTCATTCGCGTGTCTGAGTGGTGGGAGTTCGGCGGGGAACCGGGAACATTTACCGTTGACGTCGGCACGCTGGACAGTGGCGTGACGGAGGAAATGTATCTGGAAATGGAGCGGTTGATTGCTGATGCCCGCCCGGTCAGCCGCCACATGACAGGGCTGAACATCATTCAGGAGATCCGGGGGGATATTTTCGCGGCGGCAGCAACTTACGACGGTGAAATCATTACCATTTATCCGGACGATTAAGCATGAGTACCACAACACGAAAATTTAAAACCATTATCACTGATACTGGCGCAAAAAAATTAGCTCAGGCAGCCGCGCCAGATGGTAAGCCTGTCCGCCTGACACATATGGCCGTGGGCGACGGTGGTGGCACTTTGCCCGTACCAGATAGTAAGCAGACCCGTCTTGTGCATGAGGTGTGGCGACATACCGTTAATCGCGTCATCCTGGACGCAACACATCAAAATCGCATTATTGCGGAGCTGGTTATTCCTCCTGAAACGGGCGGATTCTGGATCCGGGAAATCGGTGTGTTTGATGAGCACGGTGCTTTAATCGCAGTGGGCAATACTGCCGAAAGTTACAAGCCGACCGTTGCCGAAGGGTCCGGGCGTGCGCAAACATTTCGCACCATCCTGACCGTATCCAGCACTGCCACCGTGGCGCTTGCCGTGGATAACACTATGGTTATGGCCACTGTGGATTACGTGGATGATAAACTGAAAGAGCATGAACAGTCACGACGTCACCCGGATGCCTCGCTGACGGCAAAAGGATTTGTTCAACTTAGTAACGCCACCAACAGCACATCTGAAACACTGGCGGCAACGCCAAAGGCGGTAAAGGCCGCATATGACCTCGCCAACGAGAAATACACTGCTCAGGACGCCACGACAGCACGAAAAGGCCTTGTTCAGCTCAGTAGTGCAACCAACAACACGTCTGAAACGCTGGCAGCGACATCAAAAGCCGTTAAGACGGTAATGGATGAAACAAACAAGAAAGCCCCATTAAACAGCCCGGCACTGACCGGAACGCCAACAACACCAACTGCGCCACAGGGGGCGAATGATACCCAGATCGCAAGCACGGCTTTCGTTATGGCCGCGATTGCCGCACTTGTAGACTCGTCGCCTGACGCACTGAATACGCTGAACGAACTGGCGGCGGCGCTGGGCAACGACCCGAATTTTGCGACCACCATGACTAACGCGCTTGCGGGTAAGCAACCGAAAGATGCCACTCTGACGGCGCTGGCGGGGCTTGCTACTGCGGCAGACAGGTTTCCGTATTTTACGGGGAATGATACTGCCAGCCTGGCAACCCTGACAAAAGTCGGGCGGGATATTCTTGCGAAATCGACCGTTGCCGCCGTTATCGAATACCTCGGTTTACAGGAAACGGTAAATCTTGCCGCTGGGGCAGTGCCTTCCGTGCGTAGAGTAAACGGATATCCGCTTTCCGCTGACATTGCTCTTACCGCGAAAGATGTC